CTGGTTGAGAGCACCTCTACAGGAAGTCACTGTACCCTTGAGGGACCTCTATCGGTCTCAGAAGGATATGGTGGCGCTCCCAGTAGAAGTAGTTCAATGGAACAAGGGAGAGATTAGTTGGAGTACGACTTAAGGCCTCTATATGGGCAAGACGTGCCGCAGTTGCGTGACGAGCTAAGTCCTCATGAAGATCTGCCAGCCGGGCCCGTTCGGCCCAGGCATGGTACAGTTCAATATGAAGACGAAGGTTGTCCTCCGCAAGCTTTCGTGTCCAATCTAAAAGATTTGGATCGAACGTCGACTTAATCAGAGAATTAAGTGGAGCCACTCTATCCCTGTTATAGTCCTCAAAGAAGTCTCCGATGAATCCGCCCCACCGAGCCTGGTCGAAGGCATTAACCTTTGCCCGGAACTCGGCACAACGTTCCTCAGCACGGCTGGCGAGGTCATAATAGACCCAGAAAGCTGGAGAAATCACCAACAAAGGCGCCCAGATCGCGCCCCAACAGAATCGGCCTGTAGGCCACGCCCGCTTCCAGAAATTTGAAGCGAGTGTGCCCATAGATTCCTCCTCTGACAAGGGGGGTTTCTGTGAATCGGCGCGCAGTTGAAACAGAGTATCAACTAGCTCACCGAGCTTATTAACCATATGGTGGGGGAACAACCCGATCCAGACAGCCTCGAATAGAGGCCCACTGGCGGTGTCCCACAATCCACCCAAAGGTCCAACAACTGTTGAAAGGATTGCCTCCCACTGACGGTCCATCCACTTGCGTGGACGGATCTTCCGTAGGAAGTTTTCCAGATCTACAATCACGCGCGTAGAAAAGACATAGCCACGCTCTAAGCAATCAAGAGTAAGGCTCGCCATCATCCGCGGGTTACGTAAAGCTGAAAGAAGAAGACCAGGACTTATAGGGGAAATATCCCCCAAGTTTGGTGTAATCCACCGTTTAGCAAACTCAAGGCCCCCTGACTCCATGACGAAAGATTTCGTTATGTTGATAGGGACGCCGAGAGTCTCCATAATGGCTTTATACGATCGGGCAACTGCCTCGTCGGCAATGACAATGTCATCACCGAGGAGGGCATAGTGCGCGAACCATCCAGTTTCGCCTACACGATGGGCAGCAATCTGCACAATAATGTGGTGAGAAAGAGCCAGCATCGCCCATGAGGACAAGGCCCCCATAGGTTGACCAACGGAATAACGGTAAGGCTTATCCTTAAGCACCCAGGCGCGCCCCGTAAGGAGTGCAGCCCAGTTCCGAGCCCACGAGACCCCCAGGGCCTCGAGAACTTGGATCTGAAATGCTACAGGTAGTCTATCCGTCGCGGCCGACAAATCGAAG